ACTTGGAATGTAATCATCTACGGTCCACCACTTGATGCAGTCATCTCAGACATTGATAAAGTAACACTGTTCTATAACACCTTCCGTGATATTGGACGTGTCATCTTTAATGAATACGCTGGCGATTCCTGGGTCAAAGATCACGATTACTACGTTGAAAAGAAGGGGAACGTTTGATGTCTAAGCATCTTAAGAAAGAGATTCTGTATAACCTACCGTCTGGTAACGCAGTGCATCCCTGTCGTCTGATCATTAGAGACGGAACTTTGATGTGGAAACACGCTTTGTTATGCAATAATAAGTTTACTGCCTTGCCTGAGACGCAAGCACAAGAGCAACATATAATTAAAACAGCTCAGCGTTTAGAAGAACTAAACACCTGGGTATCACAAGAGTTAGAACCATGGGAATGCTTAACACCGCAAGCTTGGTATGATCCCATTAATCCAGACCTTAACGATGGCATTGCTGTGTATTTCACTCACAGCATATATCCTGTTGAGCTTGTCTACAATAAACTGAAAGATCATATCCAGCCTCACGAAACATTAAAAATGGTGGACAAGTTTCCTAGCCCACCACTGCTGTTTTTCAAGAGATGCTAGCTCGTTAGCACTCGCCAGGAGAATCAGTAAGATGATCAATCAAACGAGTAAGATACCACTGTGCTTTCTGTGCATCCTGTGGTGCATTACTCTTTAACCATAGACGTAGCAGGTACTTAAGTGCTTGCGCTTGAAGCATGCCAGCTTTAACATCTGGTGCATCTTGTATTGCTTCTTCGATAATGTCAATACATTCCTGTGTACCACGGGTGTAATGAGCAGGGCTATTAACCATGTCGTTCTGTGATTCTGGATGATAGAAAACATCGTCGTTATCAGGATCTGCAGGATCTACATAACGCTCATGCACAAACCTCCTGATATTGTCTTTAACTGTAGGCTTGTCATAACCTTCGACAATTTTTAACAGTTCTGCACCAGTTTTTTTCGGCTGATCATCGTGATAAACAGAATCCCAATCGTGATCATCGTACCGTTTAAATTCTTTCTTGAAGTTCTCGTAATCGTTAAACATTGGTAGTCGCACTATTGTATCTCACTACTTAATATAGGAACAAACACACTGTTTTGTGACATGCCAATTGTAGAAAATGATCCGACATTTATCGCTAATAAAGAAAAACATTTTATTAGCATTGCTAGTACTATTGCTAACGCATCTACCCATCCCATGTCGCCTGGTGGATGCGTCATTATCAGAGACCGAGAAATCATTGGCGACGGTCGCAGCATGCTTGCAGCGTGCAAAGTAGAAATTGACTGTGTAACACACGCTATTGCTACTGCTGCTAAACGTGGTACACCTTTGCAAGGTGCAATTGTGTACTCAACACGATACCCATTCTCAGCTGCTATCTTTCAGTTGTACGTAATGGGTATTAGAAAATTAGTAATCTTGGCCCACGAGTGGGAGCCTTATTACAAAGACGAGTTCCGTCGAGCAGCTAAGCTTGCACGTGAACTAGGCATATCTATTGAACCCTATTTTGATGACGACCAACAATTCACAACCAATCACTACGCTCCAACCTTTGCTAAAAGAGAAGAACAGTTTAACAACAAGGACCTTTACACCAGTAACCCAGTCGAAGAAGACACCTATGAAATCGCAACAGAAGAGCTCGGAGAAGATGACCCAAACTATTTTGTTTGATATTGAGAGTACTGGACTCCTACGTAAAGGATCTAGTATTCACTGTATCGTTGCTCGTGACATGAGCTCAGTAGACAATCCACTTGTCTTTGACAATCGCCCAAGTCAAAGCGTTAAGATGGGTATCCAAACATTGCTTGATGCTGATGTACTTGTTGGCCACAACATTGCTGGCTATGACATCCCTTTGATTAAAGAAGCTTATGACTTTGATTTCAAAGGCACAGTCATTGATACGCTAGTGCTCTCTAGACTGTTCTATCCTCACGTGATGGACCGTGACTATGAGATTAGGCCTATCGGTATGCCAGACAGGCTCTATGGCCGTCACAGCCTCGAAGCATGGGGTCACAGACTCAAGTGCTTCAAAGGTGACTTTGCTAAACAAGGCAGCGGTTGGGAAACCTACACACCAGAGATGCTGGACTACTGTATTCAAGATACAGAAGTTACAGTACGACTATACGAACTACTACAACGGAGAATGAATGATGCTTGATTGCGTAGAACTAGAGATGCGCATGGCTACGCTCATGGCACAACAAGAGAAGTCTGGCTTTAGATTTGATCTTGTTGCAGCTGACCGTGTTAAGCATGAGCTAAGCCAAGAGTTTGAGAAACTTAAAGAAACAATCTGTCAACGGTATCCCTACTACCCTGGCAAAGTCTTTACACCTAAGCGTAAGGACAAGAAGAGTGGCTACGAAGCTGGCTGTCCTATGACAAAGCTGTTGCCATTCAACCCCACCAGTCGTCAGCATATTGTCTGGGCACTGCAAACATTCCGTAGTGCACGCTTCACTAAAGACAACTAAGAGTGGCAAGCCTGAAGTGACTGAAGCTACACTCTCTGAGATACGTGACATAGCACTGCAACAAGGCAACAAAAAGCTACACCAAGAATGCATGATATTCATCCGTATGCTGACAGTACAGAAGTGGATGGGTCAGCTATCGGAAGGTGCTAACTCATGGCTCAATACCATTGAACCTGACGGAAGTATCCACCACAGCTGCAGTCTTGCTACACAGACAGGTCGTAACGCACACCGTAGTCCTAACCTTGGGCAAGTTAACAGCGCACCATGGGCTAGGCAATTGTTCCTACCCCATCCTGGTATGATTATGGTAGGTGCTGACTTGGAAGGCCTAGAACTTAGGACACTGTCGCATTACCTTTACAGGTTTGATGATGGTGCTTTCGCTGCAACTGTACTCAATGGTGATATACACCAGCAGAATGCTGATCGTGTTGGCGTTACAAGAAAAGAAGTCAAGACTCTCACTTATGCTTTTATTTACGGCGCAGGTGACTATAAACTTGGCCACAGCCTATCTCCTGAACTATCTGAAGCACAGAAAAAATCTCTCGGTGGTGAGCTCAGGCGTAAGTTCCTAGATGCTATCCCAGGTCTAGAGCCACTCATTGATGCAGTCAAGATGAAAGTACGTGACAGTGGCAGGATCCGTGGCCTTGATGGTCGTCCTATCTTCTGCAAGAAGATGAAAGATCGTAACGGTAACCTTGTACCAGCAGAGCATGCTGCACTTAACTATTTGTTGCAATCTGCCGGTGCTATCATCAGCAAGCGCTGGGTTGTGATAGGGCAGCAGTTGATTGATGAAGCAGGCTTAACCTACGACGTTGACTACACACGCTGTGCGTACGTGCACGACGAAGTACAAATGTCTGTTGTACCTTCGGAAGCTGACCGTGTAGCACAGCTACTAGTAGATGCAGCACCACTTGCTGGTGAGTACTACAAGCTCAAGCTACCTATCACTGCTAGTGCAGATCAAGGTAAGTGTTGGGCTGACACTCATTGATACAATAGTATCTATGGAAGACACAACTCTTACAATGACATTAAATGAGCGCACGACAAGAGCGTTGCACTCTGCTGTGTGCTTTACTTTAAATAAATGGGCAGGACAAGAGCCCATCGATCAAGAGCAGTTGATTGGGTTGAAGGTTGCACTACAAGGATGCGTCTTTGAATTTGATCTTGCCAAGCAAGTTGATAAATAGCTACAATATAAATACGTTCATCTCCTAACAAACTCCTAATTTATTCTTAATTAGGACTTAAGAGACGCAAGTAAGCCAGACAGGGCTGAAGGAACGGGAAATTTCCCCTCACTAGGAGTTTCCAAATGTCTAACATTCAAATCATGAGCATTGAATCTGCTCGCAAGCAAATGGCACGTGCTCGTAAAGAGCTAGAGCGTGCTCGTATCATGGACACCCACTATCGTGGACTGCCCACTACCACTACTGATCACTCACCAGTAGAAACACACGGTACATTTGTGTATCGTGGTCGCACTTACACAAAGTAGGTGCTAGAGTAACAATGAGTGCACTGGTTATGCACTTGTTTGGTTCATAGTTTGATTGGTGATGTGTGATTAAATACCCCCTAACGGGGGTTTTTTCTTGCGTTCTTTTAATACATTGGATCTTCTGGTCTTAGCTGCTTACTCCTTGCAACTTTTGCACCTTCTTCTCTCTGACGTGCGCCCTGTAAACCTCTACCCATGCTTAAGCCACCTGTGCCTGGGTTGTGCTCTTGTGTGCCACGAGGTGCATGTGCGTCGTAAGCAAGTTGACCTTTACGTCCTCGCGCTTTAGCTACAGCCTGCTGACGAGGGCCAGGGTTGTACTGTGCCCTGTCCTCCTTATTCAACCGACGACTGTCTATAGGTTTGTTACGTAGGTTAGTTGACTTCACTTATGTATATCGCCACGGTTCTTTCATTATATATCCTTTGTGGCACTGCTCTATCAACGGTTGTACTTCACCGTCGACTTCAAAGCACACAACCCAGTCGCTGAACTTATCAAGCAACTCGTCAGGAATACTGTCAGACAACTGATCTATAGCGGCAAGCTGATGTGGTGAACCTTCGTATGCTTCAAAGAACTTACGTAGGTCGATTCTCACAAGCCTACTTCCTGATTCAGTTTGTTTACTGCTTTAGCAATCGGCATCACAGTCTGCATAATCTTCTGCAGCATCTCTTTATCTGATAGCTCACTCTTGGTTACTATCAAGCTTACTGTTTCTGCTAACTCTTTGTACTGCTTGTCTTGCTTTTCTTGTATCTGTTGTGTAAACTTAAGACTAATAAGCAGGGCAAGCACTGGTCCTACGGCAAGTTCAATCATTTATAAATACTTAACTGCGATTAGTCTAGCTAAATTTAACCAATCATAAGACCATCATCTGATAGATCATCGTCTTCCCAACCTTCATCATCAAGGTCTACTGGCATCTGATCGTCGTCATCTTGCATCATGAGTAAGGTCATGAAAGTATCTTCTGAAATTATCTCCGGCATGCCTTGTTGATTCTCATCAATCTTAAACATGATGCCATTAGAACGAAAAGTATCCTGAACACCATTCTTCTGCTCCATACGAGACTTAAGCAGTCGCAAGGCCGTCTTCTCTAAAGCCGGGCGGCTCATACGAGATACCTCGTATCTTGCCCTCGATAGGGCGAATCTCTGTTCGAGCGTAAGTGGGTTCATCTAACTCTTCCTCTATAAATCTTTTGTTGCTAATCCATTCTTCGATAAGCTCTTGAGCAACAACGTTATAAAAAGCCTGTCGTTGAAACCATACTAACCAAGATTCAGAACCTTTGTCAGCATTACATGAGTGACAGGCAGGGATCAAGTTACTCCTTAGACTTGAACCTCCTTTGCTCTTTGGTTTGCAATGGTCAAGTGTATCTGCTCTATTGCATCTGCAATAAGCACATAATCCTCCCCAACCGTATTTTATCTGTTGTCTGAACTTGCGCTTGGCTGTCTTCTTCTGTAGACAGTTTAGGTCGAACAGTAGTTCTGACCAGTCTTCGGCAATTCCCATAGTTGTTAGTTAGCAACTCCCCTATAAACTAACTAGCTTATGTCTCTTTGCGGTTTATTCTATTCTTGACATTTTTTGTTGGCCAATATATCTATTTTGTTTTCCATGCGTATTAGATGTGATTCCATTCTGTTTAACGCACTATTGAAATCATCTTTAGTAACAAACTCTTGCACTGTTCTCAGTTCTATAGTATCTAGCCTTTGATCTAGCTGACCAATACGTCCATAGATCCTGTTAGTAAGCACGGCAAATCCTGTTGCAACAGCAATAATCACAGGCACAAACGTCTCAATCATTTAAGTGACTTTATACTTCTAACAGTGTAACAATTACCTACGTTTGTTCTGTTCAATCCTAGTGATACCGTAGCTGGCTAACACTGTAGTGACTAGAGAACTAATGAATGCTGAGTCTACAGCTTTGGCATATCCAAAGTAACTCGCTGTCAATATTCCTAGTGACCATACCATTACACCAGCTGGTACAAAATTAGAAACTAAAGTTTTAACCCAGTTCTTTTCTTCAGGTGTTGGTAGTGTCATGAGAGTATAATGAGAATGTAGGTAGAAACCCACAGTCATGCGACGTTTACTACTATTATTATCTATCATTTGCGCTCCTGTTAGCGCTCAATCTGTTACGCCTAACTTCACTACAGGCACAATGACACAGACAGTTACTGCAACGCAGACTGTAAATGAAACGATTGCTATTGAGAGGTTTGGTGGTGCTGTAAATGTATGGAATGGAGACAACGTTCAAACAGATACTGCTACAAGTGATATCAAAGATACTGGTACAAAATTTTATGTTGTTGATAATACTCAGCCATGGCAATTAGAAATTACATCCAGACCAGCAGGGCTCGTAGAGACAGAGGATGTGACTCGCGCTATTGTTACAAACACTACAACAAATACTTTAAGTATCTTCTCGCAGTAATCTGTCTCACTCCTGTGCCTGCATTAGCTGAGAACACTAGTGTGTCTGCTAACCCGCAAGCTGCAATCTCTGGTTCTGTAGCTAACCAAGCTGTCCAGATTAACCAAGGCTCACTGAGCACTCAATCATTTAGTCAAGGTCATTACTGCAATGGTCCTGTCCTAAGCATTACGCCATACATAATGGGAACCGATACTTACACCAGTGTCCCTACACATAGCCGTAACTTCGGTGGTCAGATTAGTTTGTCTATACCTTTAGATGGTGGCTCTGTTGAACTATGCAAGCAGCTCGCTAGGCATCACTTAGAAAAATCTAGACTTGACTATGAGATGGTGCGTATTAAAGAATGCGTAGGCATCTACGAAAGAGGTTATGCCATACATCCGTCTAGTCCTTTGTATCCTATTTGCGCCGATGTAATCGCTCGGCCCGTCGCTTCCGTCCCCAGCTCTCCGTAAACTTATTTCGTTTCTTGAGAATCTTTTTCAATACGAATTTCACTATAGGCTTAAAAAACTTCATCAAAAATTTTAGGAGCCATGTTGCACTTAAGGCTGCTACTACTGATACTGTTGATGCGATGGCAGCTGTACTTCCTGCAGTAACAATCAGCTCCTTGCTTGGCACAGGAATCTCGCCTACAAAAGGTAGTTCAATTACAACTGTCTCGTTGATTACTTCTGCTGGTTCTTCTGGCTTAGGCTCAGGCTCTGGCGTAGGTATAGGTTGCTGTACTGGCCTAGGTTTTGGCATAGGCTTAGGCACTGGTTTTGATACCGGCGCTTGTGCTGGAGGAGCAACACTTGGTGCCGTAGGGTCTGCCATTACAGGCACCCGTGGTGGTATTGGTGTCCACCTTGGCATCTCAAATGAAGGGTAACTGAACGGCAACGAAGGTAACGTTGTCGCATCAGGTAACCCCATGTTTGGTGGCAAACTAATCTGTGGAAGCATCCTTATCTACAAACGATGCTGTCTTACTGATACTCCAGCCGTCCTCGCCAAAGATTCCTACTTCCTTAATGATCGCAGTAGGCTCCTCTAGAACTTCCATCTCTTCGATGCAGTCCTCTACAGCGTTATCTAACTTCTTAGGTAAGGTTGCATAGAACTTTCTTTGCCTGTAT